GAAGATACCGAACGAATGGGTTTATACCTTAGGCAATTCAAAAAACAAACCCACATAGCAACTTCCTCCAGTATTGACTTTCCAGAAGATGACGGAGCACCAGAAGGTTTTGATGCCCGCAAGGTACTTGGTAAGGCAATGCAACTTGCATGGAGTTAATATGAAATTTTTTATTGAAGAAAGTATAAAGGCTATTCTTTTATTTGGCATGATGTATGTTGTGTCAGTAATTGTTCTTTGTTTATAAATAAAAAAGGAGATTATATGGCTACGAAAAGTAATTTGTTAAAGAAGGTACCGAAGAAGAAAAAACGGGTTACAATGGTAGAGGCAGACGAACAATATACAGGAGCCGAGCAAGAATTTGTAGGCGAAATACTTACCAGAGATCAAATTCAACACGGATTCAATTATTATGGTTACCATAAAGGTGTCAAAGATGCTAAGGCATTTATTGCAGATTATCTAATTGCTGAAAATAGAAAAGACGAAGCAAAGCAAGTCAAAGCATGTCCGGATGTGTTTATTATTACTACATATGGATGGATTGCACGAATGAAAACTAGAGGTGCAATGTTTGATGTAGAAATGAATGTAGATGACAGGCTTGAGCAACATATTCAATATCTTTGTAAACAAGGTAGTATTAAAAAAGAAGTTGTTGCAGAAAAGAAAGAACAACGAGCCGCTGGTCCTACTATACAAGATAGGATTAAAGAACAATCAGGGGAAATGGATGGACAATTTCAAGAATGGGTTGACTTATATGTAGGCAGTCCTAACTTGTTTAATCCTGTTATTATAGATCCTTATGCACATTTACAAACCAGTAATTGTACACAAGCCCATGCAAGGCGTATTAAAAAGGATTGGGAATTAGAACTTAAAGAATTTAACGAAGCAGTAAAAGGTGTAGACGAAGATCTTACTGAAGGATATAAACATTTGCTTAAACATAAGCGAATGGAAGGGCTTATTGAACTTGTAACTAGGTTCATTGATGCCTGCGAAGTTATTATTGGTGAATCAAAAGCAACACGAAAACAACGTAAGAAAAAGCCGGTAAGTGTTGATAAACAAATTGCTAAACTCAAATTTAAACAAACAGATGCTGGATTGGGAATTACTAGCGTTAATCCTACTAACATTATTGGTGCTACTATGGCAGTTGTTTACCAGTGCAAGTATCGTAAACTTGGTGTTTATGTAGCAGATGATGAAAGAGGTTTTAAGGTTAAAGGAACTACAATACTTAATTTTAGTGAGAAAAATTCTACTAAAAAGACTCTCCGGAAGCCTAAAGAGCAATTAGGTTTTGCTAAAAAGGCAACCAAACATAAGTTTGGTAAATGGTTTGAAGCAGAGGTTAAAACCACAGAAACTAAACTTACTGGCCGCTTTTCCGACGATACAGTCATCCTTCAAGTCTTTAAGTAACACTCCGGTCTCCGAATAAATACTATACGGAGACCAGAGTTATGGCAAAGACCCGACAAGAACTTTCAAAAGAAATAGAATTATCCCTCGGTGGAGGGATGATTGATGTTGAGCTAGATCCTGAACATTATGATTTAGCAATAGACAAAGCACTAGCAAAATATAGACAACGTAGTGCTAGAGCTACAGAAGAATCTTTTATTGCGATTACTCTTAAGTTAGAACAACAAGAATACGTTTTACCTACAGAAGTAATAGAAGTTAAAGATATATATAGACGACAAACTGGATCTTTTGGTTCAGGTGTAGGAGCAGATATAGAACCGTTTGAAGCGGCATATCTTAATACCTATATGTTACATTCGGGTAGAGCAGGTGGATTAGCAACATTTGAAGCATATCATGAAATGCGAGAGCATTTAGGACGAATGTTCGGATCTGAATATCTATTTACATGGAAGCCTTGGAATAATACATTGTTTATTCATAGAAAAGTTAAGTCAGATGATGATGTATTTGTACATTGTTATAACTATAAACCAGATGCAACTCTTATTGCAGATACCTATTCTGCATCATGGATAAGAGAATGGTCAATATCAGAATCTAAAATGATGTTGGCAGAAGCTCGAGGTAAATTTGTAACTATTGCTGGTCCACAAGGCGGCACAGCTCTTAATGCAGAAACATTAAGACAAGATGCAACTCAAAGTTTTCAAGCACTAGAGGAAGAACTAAAAACATATGTTGACGGTGGTGATCCTCTAGGTTTCGTTATAGGATAAAATGGAAGAACAAGATAATGAATTGCAAGTCATAGAAGATAGTTATGACATGGCAACCGCTGTATCTAATGATGGATATTCTCAATCATTTATTTTAGAATATCCTGAATTTTTTGATGCCGATTTTTGCCAAACAATTATAGATAAATTTAATATATTAGATAAGGAAGGATTTTCAGATATATCTTCGGCAGGTGCTCGAAGTACACCTACAATAGATGCTCAACTTTTTAGATCTAAAGGTAAACATGTATGGCTTAATCATGTTGCAAGAGGATTAGATTTAAATCATGTAGTACATACAACAAATGAAACACACTTCTTTTTTGAACAATTAAAAACCGCTGTTAGAATTTATAAATCAAAATTTAGAGTAGGATTGGGGATGCCTCTTACTTGTAATGATATGAAAGTACAACGTATCAAAGCAGGTGGAGGATTTCATGCATGGCATTCAGAATGGAGCAAAGAATCTAATTCAAGAATACTTGTATATCAATTATATCTTAACACATTACCTGAAGGCGAAGGTGAAACTGAATATTTAAATCAAGGAGTTCGTTGTAAACCAGAAGCAGGTAAATTAGTCATATGGCCAGCAGGATGGACCCATGTTCATCGAGGAAATCCTAATTATACTACTGATAAGTATGTTATAACAGGTTGGTTACATATAAACGACACAACATTACTTTATAACATCGAATGAGCAATTTACGAGAATTAACATTAAAAGAACACAAATTTGCTGAACAGCAAGATTTTGCCAATCTAATGATGAGTGGTAAAATAGAAAATCATGTATATTTCAATTACTTAATGAATCAACATTCTGTATATGGTGTATTAGAGAATACATATTATAATTTGCCAGATCCTCGATTAGCACGAGCAGACGCAATAAATGCAGATATAGAAGAAATAAAATTAATGGGGGCTATACCCATGTCATGTTACGATTTAATGCCGAGTACTGAAGAATATATAGAATATGTAAGAGAACACATACATACAGAAAAGCAATACTTAGCTCACATTTATGTTCGCTACTTAGGTGATTTACGGGGCGGACAAATGATAGCAAGAAAAATACCTGGTTCGGGCAAGTACTATAAATTTGAAGAACCAAAGGTATTAGCCGAGTCGATTTATTCTAGATTAGATGATAGCATGGCCGACGAAGCAAAAATAGTATTTGAATTTGCTACAAAACTATTTCAAGAATTATATGCAAGACATTTTTCAAACCCTAAAAAAGTGCGAGAACAATCTACTTAAACAATTGTCAGATACAGGAACTCCTGTTCCAGATCATCATGAATGGCCATGGCGAAACTTTGTTTTTGAATCAAAATTTTATCGTAGAGCTCATTTAGATGCTGTCGAAACTGACAAGTTATACATGTTTCATTTGTGTATATTTCCCCGTATATACAATCCTGCTCCTATATATGGTGTTGATGTTATTGCTGGCAAAAATATTGTTAGCGGTGCATTTCACGATTTTAGTAAAGCAGGTAATGATCAACATTATATGATGAATTGGTTTGCAGAAAAAGTAAAGCCTTATAATTGGACAAGCACACGAGAATTACCAGAATGGGCTCAAAACATATTCAGTCCTAATATGATTGCAGTTAGTAGAAGTAAAGAACCTCAAGACTATATAAACTTTTGTGAGTTAGCAATTGAAAATTTAGAATATTATCTTACTGAATTAGATAAATGTAATGCACATGAATTTAAATATGGGCACGAATATACACTAGATGACCAAAATTGGTATTGTAAAAATCAAAAAGAAAACCCGCATACACCAAGAGTAATGGGTAATTTTTGCGATGACGAAGAAACTGTTCGCAAATTTATTCATGAATGTTTATTTCCGGAGATATAATGGATTTCATATACCCTTTTCAACCTCCTGCATTATTGCATGATACAATTAGTAAAAAGTTATTAGATGATATTAATAAAATGTGTGATGATTTATTACCTGATAAAGAAGCTCTTGAAGCAACATCACAATTAATAGATACAATTTATCATGGCTATGCAACTAATATTAAAAACCCAGGACACGAATTAAGAGACAAAATATTTACATTATCATATAATTATATTAAATCATTTGAACACTCTTCTCATACAAATATTTTAGATGATGACAAACATAGATTGGCGATTACTAAAATGTGGTTTTTAGAATTAGATGATAAAGATTATTTACAAGCTCATCATCATGGAGGACATAATATTTTTTCTGGTATTATATATTTAAAGATACCAGAATCGTTAAACCAAAACTATGATACAGAATTTCCTAAGAATTGGGTACGAAGAGGCAAAACACCATATGCAAATGGTTGTATAGAATTTATGTATAATCCTCAGGTAATACCCGAAAAATTAATTTATTCAGATACATTTATAATACGGCCCGAAGAAGGCCACTTGTATTTGTGGCCTGCATGGTTATACCATACTGTTTACCCTTATTATGGTTCAGAAGATCGTCGATCTTTATCATTTAACGTAGCAATCGCCCCCTTATAACCACCTGGTTTTACTGATATCACGATAAATAATTTAAATAATGAAATTAGTCATTAAAAGTGAGGAATTAATATGGCAACTTTAGTATCACCGGGTGTTGCGGTTTCTGTTATAGACGAAAGTTTTTACGGGACGGCAGGCGCAGGAACTGTTCCTTTGATTGTATGTGCTACAGGACAAGATAAAGCTCATGTAAGTGGAACAGGGTATGCGGCTGGAACCATTAAGTCTATGGCTGGAAAACCCCAACTAATCACAAGTCAACGAGAACTTGTACAAACTTTTGGAACACCGTACTTTAGATCAGTATCAGGTACAGCATCAAATGGAGACGAAGTAAATGAATATGGTTTACTTGCGGCCTATAGTTATTTGGGTGCGGCAAATAGGGCATATGTTGTAAGAGCAGATGTAAATACAACTCAATTATTACCAGTAACTACCGAACCTACAGGACCTCCTGCAAATGGAGCAATTTGGTGGGATACTGCTAATTCAGAATATGGATTATTTCAATATTCATCGGCTCAAGGAGCATGGGTTAAGCAAACAGTAACACCATTTACTGAGGCACAGATGACCACAAATACACCAACTGCAAGTGCAGGCGGAGCGTCAACTGGCGATTTTAGAATTGCCGTTGTAAATGCATCAGGTAAAGCATTAGGAACAGATGTTGCGGATGCTGGAATTTATGAATGGGATGGATCGACTTGGCAAGTAGTTAGTGATGCTAATAAAACACAATTATCTGCAACAGCAGTTACAGTAGGACCTTCGTCAGCTCAACCTACAGGTCCGGCAGACAAAGATGTATGGTTTAAAACATCTTCAGATGGTCAAGGCGCAAGCCTTGTTGTTAAGAGTTATAATTCCTCAACAACTTCGTTTGATACTAAATCAGTTAAATTTTATAAAGATGATGCTACTGCGGCACAACCAGGTAATTTTGATTCGGGTCGCCCTGCTGATATTATTGTTACATCATTAGATAGTGACAAACTTTATTCAGGATCAGCATCGGCGGCAACCACATCATTAGTAATTTTAGATGGAGGTTCAGGTTATACTGTGGCACCAACTCTTACTGTAACAGGTGGCGGTGGTTCATCGGCTACACTTGAAGGAGTACTAACAGGCGGAGTAGTAACAGATGTTGTTGTTACAGCAGTAGGTTCCAGTTATACTTCAAATCCGACAATAGTAGCAACAGGCGGAATTAATCCACCTGCAGGCTCACTTTATACAGTTGAAGATACTACTACTCACGTAGCAGAAATTGCAATGAAACGATTTGATGGTACTTCTGCTACATCAACAGCGGTTGCAGATGCAACAAGTACATATGCCGCGGCAAATGAAATGGAAGCAAGTGCAACAGAAATTGCAGGCGCAGTCGTAGACGGTACATATTGGTATGATACATCAACTTCATTAGATTTATATAAAAATACAGGTGGTGTTTGGATACCGGCGACAATTTCTGCATATAGTACAACAGCACCTGCATCACCAAGCAATGGAGATATTTGGGTTGACACTAACGATTTAGATAATTATCCATTAATTAAAGTTTATGCTTCGGCAACTACTACATGGGATGCAAAAGATAATACAGATCAATCTACTGCAAACGGAGTTGTATTTGCAGACTTAACTGCAACAGCAGGAGACATCTCTTATAATAGTGGTGCTACAAGATTACCAAATGCACCAAATGGAGCATTATATCCAGAAGGTATGTTATGTGTTAATATGGCACATTCAACATATCAGGTAAGAAAATATGTTGCATCAGAATCAACAACTCATAAGTGGCGTACAGCGGCTGGTAATAAAGCAAATGGCGCAGGATATTTCGGAAGAAAATCACAAAGAGCAACCGTTGTTAAAGGAATGCAAGCGGCGATTACTACAAATGATGATTTACGTGGTGATAGTACAGTAATTACATTACTTTCGGCTCCTGGTTATCCAGAATGTGCCGATGAATTATTAGCATTAAATGTAGATAGAAAAGAAACTGCATTCTGTATTATAGATACTCCATTTAGGCTTGCTCCTAGTGGTGTTACAGCATGGCAAGCAGGAACAAGTGCTACAGAAAACGGTGAAGATGGTTTAATAACATCTACATCACAAGCGGCTGTTTATTATCCAAGTGGATTAGCAACAAACACCGATGGTACATCGGTTGTAGTTCCGCCTTCACATATGGCATTAAGAACTATTGCATATAATGACTCTGTTGCTTATCCTTGGTTTGCACCAGCAGGATTAACAAGAGGCGGAATAACTAATGCAACTAATGTTGGTTACATAGATAGCGAAGGCGAATTTGTTGCTACCGCACTTAATCAAGGACAACGAGATACCTTGTATACAGCAAAAGTTAATCCTATTACAAATTTCCCAGGACAAGGATTATTTGTATATGGACAAAAAACATTGTATGCGGCATCAAGTGCATTAGATAGAATTAATGTTGCAAGATTGGTAGCATATATAAGAGATGGATTAGATCCTCTTGCTAGGCCTTTTGCTTTCGAACCAAACGACGAAGCAACAAGGGCGGCGGCTCAAGATGCTGTAGAACGATTCTTGGGAGACATAATGGCAAAACGTGGTGTATATGATTTTGCTGTAGTCTGCGATTCAACTAATAATACAGCGGCCAGAATTGATAAAAATGAAATGTGGATTGATGTTGCTATAGAACCAACAAAAGCCGCAGAATTTATTTACATTCCAGTTAGAATTGTAAATACTGGCACATTATAAGGTTTTAAATTAAAGGTAGTGGTATTTTGCCACTACCTTTTTTCATGGTTAAAATTTCTGAGAAATCTTATAAATACATATAATAAAGAACGCGGCATAGGAGATAATTTAATGGCGAATTTAACAAAATATGGAGTACCAATAGGCGGTGCCAGCTCGACTACTCCTTTATTAATGCCTAAATTACAATATAGATTTAGGGTGACATTTAAACAACTTGGCGGAGTTGCTACAGCAGATACAGTAACCCATCAGGTAGTTAGTGTAACACGACCTACATTGACACATGAAGAGGTAACATTAGATGTTTATAATTCTCGAATTTATTTAGCAGGTAAACACACTTGGGAACCTATTACACTTGTAATTAGAGACGACATAAGCAATAATGTAATAACAGCAGTCGACCAACAAATGCAAAATCAAATTGATCACCATAATCAATCTGCGCCTATTGCCGGTGCTCAGTATAAATTTTCTACTGTAATAGATACCTTAGATGGAAACAATGATGAAGGATCAGGTCCTTCATTGTTAGATAGCTGGTCATTAGGAGGTTGTTGGATTACTTCAACCGCATATAATGAATCAAATTATGCAACAAGTGATGCAATGACTATTAATTTAACCATACGATACGATAATGCTATTCATATGGATAATACTGGCGCAACTAAGATAGCAGGACAATCTATTAATAGTAGTGTAGCAGACTATACAGGTGCTACTGCTGGTTCATAATCATAAAAGGTCGGTATAATGGCATACTTTGGCAGAATCCTTCGTAATTATGCCGATCATTCTTTTGGCACAATTACTGAATACGGTAGACAACTCAATGAGATCCCTCGATCAAAACATGCGTTTGTTGTGGAGTTTTATACTACAAGAAACACAGGAAATAAACCTTGGCGTGATATGCTTAAAGGTTTATCTGATATAGTCCAATCATGCGATCTGCCTAGTTTTGCTTTTGACACTCAAACATTAAATCAGTATAATAGAAAACGAATAATTCAAACAAAAGTAAATTGGAATCCAATTAATATAAAGTTTTATGATACTAGAGATAATAAATTTCAAAAAGTAATGGAAGAATATTTTAAATGGTATTATAAAGATGGTAGAGAAAATACCTGGT